ACAAAGACCGGAAGACCTAAGACAGATATTCATGTACTGGAAAAAATCGATTTGGATTTTGTTAGAAATTTTCTCGGAATAGAGAGATTGAAAAAGGCTGTAAATACTTATCTGAAAGGTATATTAAGAGAGACAGTAGATGGATATCTTCATCCCTTCTTTAATTTACATTTGGCAAGAACATATCGTGGTTCATCAGATTCTCCAAACTTCAAAAACATTCCTGTAAGAGTTCCAGAAATAGCAAAATTGATTAGAAGATGTTTTATACCAAGAAAAAACCATGTCATTGCAGAGATAGATTATAGTGGAGCAGAAATTTGTGGAGCAGTTTGTTATCATAAAGACCCAAGAATGATTACCTACATCAAAGAGAAAAAAGACCTGCATAGAGATATGGCAATGCAATGCTATATGCTCCGAAGGTCTCAGGTGAATAAGGATATCCGTTACTGTGGGAAGAATATGTTTGTCTTTCCTCAATTCTATGGGGATTATTATGTTCAATGTTCCAAATCACTTTGGGAGGCTATTGGTCTGTTACATTTGAAAACTGTTGATGGTCTCAATCTAAGAAAACATTTGAAAAATCAAGGTATTAGAAAACTTGGTAGATGTGACCCGGATAAAAGACCTGTCAAAGATACATTTGAAAGACATATACAAGAAGTAGAATATAGATTTTGGAATAAAAAATTCAAAGTCTATAATCAATGGAAAAAGGATTGGTGGGAAAGTTATTTGAGAACAGGTGGATTTGATATGTTAACCGGTTTTCACATAGAAGGGTTTTATGAAAGAAATAACGTAATCAATTATCCAATACAAGGAACTTCCTTTCATTTTCTACTTTGGTCTTTAATTCAAATAGTTCAATGGATGATTAAAAGTAGAATGAAATCATTGATTGTTGGAGAAATTTATGATAGTATAGTTGGAGATATTCACAAAAAGGAATTGGATGATTATCTATCAATGGCTAAACATATAATGACAGAACTTATTAGAAAACATTGGCATTGGATTATAGTGCCCTTAACTGTTGAAACAGAAGTCGCTCCAGAAGGCAAGAGTTGGTATCGTAAAGAAGAGGTGAAAATATGAATCTCATATCAATTGATGAAGATATTATAACACGGACCATAATATCACTTGAGTGGATGACAACAGATATCAAATGGAGAGCAGATGAAACAAAATTAAACTTTGAAGAAGGTTCAAAGGAAGGTTATTCACCACAATTACAAGATGCTTTAGATTTATTAGAAGAATTACTTGAAATAGAATTGACGGAGCATTTTAATGGAATTATCCAATCAGATAATTCATGGTGATTGTAGAAGAATATTAAAAAAGATATCTCCTGTTGCCTTAATTTTAACAGACCCTCCTTACGGAATAGATTATACAAAAACTCAAGGCACGAGACAGAAAGAGAAAAAAAGAAGAGAAATGAAGGGCGACAAGAAAATAATGGATTTCACTTTTCTTTTTAATAGACCAGAATTGAAGATTATATTTGGAGCCCAAAATTTTTGGTTGCAAATACCTACTCGCGGAAGATGGTTATGTTGGGATAAAAGAGTCAGACCAATTGCAGATGCTGCGATTGGTTCTGCTTTTGAACTTGCTTGGATAAGTAAAAAATCAGGCTATTATAAAATATATAGAATTATGCACGGTGGATATGTCAATGCAGATACTGATTATCGTAATCCAGGAAAATTTAGGAGATATCATCCTACACAAAAACCAATTAAACTTATGGCCGCCATTATCAGAGATTTCTCAAAACCTGGTGATACCATACTTGACCCATTTTGTGGTTCAGGTTCAACCCTTATAGCAGCAGAGCGAGAAGGTAGAAAATGGATTGGAATAGAAATCAATGAAGAATATTGTAAGATAACAAGAAAGAGAATAGAAATAGAAAGAAGAAAACCAAAACCTCTTATATAAAAGAAAGATAATGGAATTGTACAGAAAATATAGACCAAAGACTTTGGATGAAGTATTAGGTCAAGACCATATCATCAAATCGTTAAGGATTATGATAAAAAAAGAAAAGATACCACATGCGTTATTATTTGCTGGACCAAGTGGTTGTGGTAAGACCACTTTGGCGAGAATACTTAGAAGAGAATTAGGATGTGGCAGACATGATTTTAATGAATTGAATTGTGCTGATGTCCGAGGTATAGAAGAGGTAAGAAAGATAAGACAACGAATACAACAAGTTCCTATAAGTGGCAAATGCAGAATATGGTTGATAGATGAAGCTCATAAATTAACAAACGATGCTCAAAATGCTTTTCTCAAAATGCTGGAGGATACACCGAAGCATGTTTATTTCATGTTGGCTACCACCGAACCTCAAAAATTATTGAAAACAATAAGAACAAGATGTACTGAAATTACCGTCAAAAGTCTTTCCAAAAAATTGTTAATCAAATTGATTATTGATACAGCCAAAAAAGAACATAGAAAAATATCAAAAGATGTTATTGATAAGATGGTAGAAAATAGTTATGGTTCTGCTCGTAAAATTCTTGTCTTTCTAAATCAAATCATAGATTTAGAAGGTGAAGAGGATATGCTCAATACCATAGAAGAAACGACAATGGAAATACAAGCAATTCAAATAGTAAGAGCTTTATTGAATCCAAGAACCAAATGGCCCGAAATGGCTAAAATACTAACAGAAACGGAAATGGATGAACCGGAACAATTAAGATGGATGATTTTAACCTATTGTAAGAAGGTTTTATTAGGAGGAAAAAAATTAAGTGGCCGAGCATTTGATATAGTTCAAGCATTTGAAGATAATTTCTTTGATTCTAAATATGCTGGGTTTGTTGCTACTTGTTACAAGATTATTGAAGAAACTTAAAAATTCTCTAATGTCTTGCTTGAAATTGACGATAATATAATGTAAGGAGACAAAAATGAGTAAACAAAAAAGTCTAACTGCTGAAGATGAAGAATTTGATTTATTGAAACCAGATAGGACCCGATTGGATGAGGAATGGGTTAACCAACCTAAAATGGTTTTCGATTACATCATTCAATTGGAAGAAGCCAGGGAAGCATTGGATGAAGCCAATTCCGAATTGAAAACCGTACATGCTGAATGTGATAAAGATATAAGAGCAAATCCGGAGAGTTATGATTTGCCAACCAAAACAACCGAAACAATGATAAAGAATACCATAATGCTTCAACCCGAATATAAGGCTGCTGAAAAGGAATTCCTAAATATAAAACATGAAGTAGGTATAATAGGTGCGGCCGTTTCTGCCATGGAACATAGGAAGAAAGCACTTGAAAATTTAGTTTATCTTTACGGACAAAATTATTTCTCGACTCCAAGAGCATCCGATGAAGATACAAAAGCTGTTGTCGATGAAATGGAACAACGCAGAGCAAAGGAGCGAAGACAGCGAGGGCAGAAGGGTAAAAAGAGGAAAAGAAGGGGAGACAAGGATGTTGAATGATATTATAGTGATAATAATTGCAACCATCGTACTTCCATTAGTGGTTTATCTATGTATGAAATTCGGAACTGTGGCCTATTATAGGGCTAAAGAAAATATGGAAAAATCGAATAAGGAAAGTTAAGGAGAACATGAAATGGCAAGCTCGAGAAAGAAGAAGAAAAAGAAGAAGGAAAAGAGAAGCGTAGCAGGAGCAACAAGACGTAGGAGAGAAGAAGCGGAAAGAGGTATGGCACCTTCCTGTTTTGAACTGCCGGAAGATACAGACCGTTTCGAACTCAAATCTACTAAATCCATTCGGGTGGACCTAATACCCTACGAGGTAGGTGAGGGAAATCCTAAGGCCGATGCAGGTGAATTATATTGGGAGAGAACATATTACATTCACCGCGGCGTAGGACCAGAACAAGAATGGATTGTCTGTCCAGCACGAACAGCCAAAAAGAAATGTCCTATCTGCGAATTCATAGCCAAACTACAAAAGGACCCGGAAGCGGATGAAGAAACCATAAGGGCACTAAGACCAAGTAAAAGAATGCTGATGAATGTGGTTGATATGACAGACGACGAGAGAATCATCAAGATATGGGACATCAGTCATAATTACTTTGGTCGGGCAATGGACGAAGCTTTGGAAAGCAGCTATGAGGATGATGATGACAACATGGATAATTTCTGCGACTTGATAGACGGTTCTTACCTCAAGCTCGTGGTGGAGAAAGGCTGGCAAGGCAAAGGATTCTCCGTAGAAAGAATCGACTTCAAATCGAGAAAAGAAGATTTGGAGGAAGATATCCTGGAGGATTCGCATTGTTTGGATGATTTGCTTATCATAAAAGACTATGATGAGTTAAAAGAACTCCTATTGGCCGGCGAGGAAGAGGAAGAGGAGGAGGACGAAGAACCGAAGAAAAAGAAGAAGAAGAAAAAGAAGCGGAAAAAAGAAGAAGAGGACGAGGATGAGGGAGAAGATGAGGAAGAAAATGAGGAAGAAGAGGAAGAGGAAGAAGAACCGAGAAAAAAGAAGAAAAAGAAGCGGAAAAAAGAAGAAGAGGACGAGGATGAGGATGAGGACAATTGGGACGATGACAACTGGGATGAAAATGAGGAAGAAGAGGAAGAGGAAGAAGAACCGAGAAAAAAGAAGAAAAAGAAACGGAAAAAATCATCTAAGAAAAAAAGACGGTAACGAGTTTTTCTCCCCTCCGCAATTAGGGGTCGCTCACTTACACGGCCCCTGATTGTTTTTATAATATGAAAACAAAAGAAATTAAAAAAATGCCTAAAAAGAAAAGAAAAAGTAAAAGATTAACAATCAAAGATTTTTTAAGCACAGGTAGTACACTTCTCAATCTTGCCTGCACTGGTAAACCTAATTGTGGATTTGCCAAAGGCAAGTATTATTTCATTGTTGGTGATTCAATAAGTGGTAAAACATTCTTATCACTTACCTGTTTGGCTGAGGCAAGTATCAATTCTAATTTCGATGATTACAGATTTATCTATGATAACAGTGAAGATGGAGCAATGATGGATGTCGCCAAATTCTTTGGTGACAAATTAGCAAAGAGAATGGAACCTCCTGGAAGAGCTTTTGCTCAATCAGGACCAGAAGCCCCGATTTACTCCTCAACTATCGAAGAATTTTACTACCATGTGGATGATGCTATTCGAAAGAATAGACCCTTCATTTACATTTTGGATTCTATGGACAGTTTGAGTTCCAAGGATGAGGCTGATAAATTTGATGAAGCAAAATCTGCTTATCGAAAAGGAAAGGATGCCGCTGGCAGTTATGGTGTCAGCAAAGCCAAAGAGAATTCCATGAAATTGAGGAGGATATTGACACCACTCCGCAAAACAGGTTCCATTCTCATTATTATAAATCAAACAAGAGATAAAATAGGAGGGTTTGGTTTTGAAAAGAAAACTCGGTCGGGGGGTCATGCTCTAAGATTTTATGCAACGATAGAAATGTGGTCATCTGTAAGGAGCAGAATATCAAAAACCATTAAAGGTAAAAAAAGACAATTGGGAGTCAAGTGTAAAATAGAAGTAAAGAAGAATCGAATAACAGGGAAGGAAAGAATAATATATATATCCATATATCATTCCTTTGGAATAGATGATATTGGTTCCTGTGTTGATTATTTGATTGAGGAGGAAGCCTGGGAACAAAGAGGCAAAATAATAAAAGCAAAAGAATTTGATTTCAAGAGTACAAAAGAAAATCTGATAAGACATATAGAAGAAAATGAACTGGAAATGGATTTGAGAGAAATTGTCAGTGATGTATGGAACGAAATCGAAGATGCTTGTACCGTAAAAAGAAAAAAGAAATATGAATGAATTATATATCACAGTCATTCAATTATCAGGAGATTCCTATTTTTGGGTATTGAGGAATGCTCATGAATATGGAAAAATACTTGCCTCTTCTCGTCTTATTGGAGCAAGAGAAACTGTCATAACAGAAGCCCATATCCTATCAACAAAATTGGGATTGCCCGTTCCTACTATAGAAGAAAGATAATGAACGAAAAGATAGTCATATTAGATTGCAATTATCTTTGTCATCGTGCCAAGCATGTGTTTGGTGACTTGAGTTTTAGAGGCTCCGCTACTGGAGTGATTTATGGTTTCCTAAGAGATATTAGAAACTATCAAAGAATATACGATACCAATCATATGGTTTTCTGTTGGGATTCTAAAACCAACAAACGAGAGAAGATATATCCATTATACAAAGCTCACAGAAAAGATAAATATGCAGGGATGGGTGCAAAGGAACGTCGATTTGAAGGTGATTTTCAATCTCAAATGAGGTTACTTCGTAGTTCTTATCTTCCAGAAATTGGTTATAAAAATATATTCATTCAAGATGGTTATGAAAGTGATGATATTATTGCTTCTGTTTGTTTCAATCTGGCTTTGACAACAACTGAGGTTGTTATAGTATCCAGCGATAGCGACCTGTTTCAACTTATAAGTCCTCAGATATCTATTCACACTCCACAGAAACAGAAAAAAACGATAACCTTACAATCATTTTTCTCATACTATGGTATAGTACCTTCACAGTGGATAGAAGTAAAAGCAATTGCCGGTTGCACCACTGATAATATCAAAGGGGTAGAAGGTGTAGGTGAGAAAACTGCCATCAAATATATAAGAGGTGAATTGAAAACCAAAAGTCAAGCCTATGCCGCTATCAAAAATAGTACAAAAATCATTAACAGAAATAGAATCCTGGTGACATTGCCGTACGAAGGAACTGATATTTATGATGTGATAAAGAAGGATGAATTCTCAAGAAAAGGATGGAAGGATGTCTGCAAAAAATT